CCCTAGAGTCTTCGTAAGCGTCTGCTGGGACAGTCGCTAGGGCTATGATTCCCAGAAAGTGGGGGAGAGTTTCCCCTCCCCCTTTTCTTACGCGCCCGGAGACCCGAAAATGCCTCGGGGGTCAGACCAGCCGAACGCATAACGTTCGCGGGCCTTATACCTCACATTCCCGGTATCAAAGTCTCCCTCCATGGATGTCCTGACGCTGGTTCTATTGAACCCCTTCAGGCCATTGGGTGCGTCGGTCATAATGAACCAAGCATCCGTATCCGTGAGGAAGTGATTGATATCGTAACCTTGAGGAAGCATTCCCATGTTCCTGACAGCATTGACGTCGTTGTCTGCACTGCCGGGTCTCAGGGTAGATTCAAGTAAACGATCAGCCGTGAACTGAAGTTCCTTTGGAACAATCATTCTCAGTCCTTTGACCGCCACCTTGAGGCCACGTTCATCAACGAAAGCTGCAATGTCAATAAGGGCCTGTTCTAGGCTGGTCTCATTGAGATCCGCTGCCGTCGAAAGCTCGTTACGGAAAGTACTGCCGTTTACAAGGGGATGATCCGTAGCACAAAGCTCCTTATCATCACCGCCCGTATACGTGCTGTCGAAAGCATTGTTAAGAACCGCAGCGGCCTTAACCTGCTTTGTCTGGCTCATACTACGAGCAAGGGCCTTTGTATACCGACCTGCAAGTCGATCATAAAGGTTGTCCTCTATGGCTTCTTCCGTGATGGAGAACGCTAACGCAATTGTCTCCATCGTATAACGAGCCGTGTACGCTTCCTGCGCGTCATCGAAAGACACCGCAGTTCCTTCGGATTTAGTGGGAGCCGATCCGAAACCGGACAGCATCACTTCCTCCTCGAATGCACGATCCGAACTTTCCATCGAAAAGATCTGCTCATGCTCACGGTCGTACTGGTCATACTCCATTCCGAACAATGCGTTCAGGCCGGGTTCCAACTCTTTAACGAGTTGTGCTCTACTAATAGCCATTCCTAAACCCTCCTATACGCCGGTGGTTGAAGGCGTACCAGCAGCAATAGCACCGTTGTTACTATTGAAGTGGTTGTTCAACCGGACAATCGCACCAATACCCGCCGCCGAGAAGTCCTCGTTCAACGCGTCCTCTAGCCAACCCATGACTCTCATCTGGAGGGCAGCGGTAGTTGCAATTGTACTTATTGCCAACCGACCAAGGGAAAGACCAGTGGCGTCTGTTCCCGTGATGGCGGTTGAGAAGTTGGCGTTAGCGAAAACTGCGGCTCTCGCCGTAGCCTTGCTAGTCCATGAGGCGTCCGTTGCGATCACGTATAACTGCATCGGATCATCATTTACATACGCCTTGACCGGGTGGTTGCTGTTCGCACCAGAACCGGGCCAGTAGTTACTCCACGTAGGTTTTCCAGTGGTACTCGAAACATACTCACAACCCTGAAAGACACCCAGCAAGCCTACCGTGCCACCTGCCGCAGCGCCGGGAGCGCCGATATAGCCGGTAGACAGCGGAATCACGGGTTCTCCGTGAAAAAGCTTGTCGGTATTGCCGTTCGCGATTTCGTACATCGAGTAGTTGGACATACCTGTGGAGTTGGCCGCACCGCCTTGTTTACTCAGGGGGCGCAGACCAAAACTTCCGTTGGTATTAGCCATTTTTTGCTCCTTAAAGCAAAGGGGGTAAAACAATAAGTCCTATGTTTTAGGACCTCCGAATGTAACACGCGACTGGCGTTCAGGTTTCTGAATCGCCATCGAATGATGCTGGTTCTCTTTAAAAAGATCGTTGTCAACCGCTTGCATAGCATCGGCATTCATCTTCTCGAAGTATGCTTTGCGCTCTTCAACAATTTCTATGGGTATACGAGCCAGCAACAATCCTCCAACGCCAAAAACACCTTCGTGCCGTCCACCTTCAATGGTAGGCGCTTCAAAATCTGGATACTCTTCCTTCCGAACCAACTCCCAGCCCTCACGCATTCGGGCAGAGATGTTTTTCCGGTCGTCAAAGCCCCGGACTTCAGAGCGGATCCACCTGTGGGTGAAACCTTCCGGTGCGGGAGGTGCGTCCAAAAGGGACGGGGGGCTCCAAGGTTTACGGGCGGTTTTATTTGCCCGTGTCCCGGAGGCGCGAGGAGTCCGATCAATTGTCTCTTCAGCCATTCATCTTCTCCTAGCGTTTGTACTTCGCGTACTGATCCAGAGGAACTCCAAGTTTCTTTGCTATTGCAACCTCGCTTGGAGATAGTCTCACTGTTTTGCGCCCGGATGATCCGGAGCGGGTAGCAGAAGCAACCGCCTGTTGGGGCCGTTGAACTTCTGTGGAAGATTGCGACCCATTAAACTTGTGTGGGAACGCAACCTTAATTCTCTTATCGATCTCATCGTAGTACTCGGGACTTTCTGTGTCAAAGCCTTCTTCTTCGACCAGAGTCTTGTGTATGCCAAACGCCGCGAACGTCATCGCGTCGTCTTCCCCGAACCAGCCGTTTTGCTGGGCCCATGTCAGCGCTTTGGGATCTGCTCGAACAGGAACCTGTTGCTGCTGCTGTTGATACGCAGCCTGTTGCTGTTGATACTGAGCCTGCTGTTGTTGCTGCTGTTGATATTCAGCCTGTTGCTGTTTAGCACTTCGGACGCGCTCCTCTTCAATTGCCAACTGAGAGAGCTTTTTATTGAGGTCTACTTGAGCCGAAGTGTCATTCGTAGCAATCGCAGTTTCCAGGTCTCGGGACAACGAATCGGCTTGTGTAGCGACCCTATCGCCATACTCTGCAACATACCCTTGATCTAGATCCTGTACGCGGGTCCTAAGATGGGTGTTTTCCGCCTGTACATTTCTCGCGTAATCAACAGCCGCAGCTTGTTGCCGCTCCATTTCTCGGGCTTTTTTAGTAAGCTTGTCAATACGACGCTTGACCTTCTTACTGTATTCCAGGTGCTCTTCCGGGTTCTCGTCGTCGGTGCTCTCTGAAATAAGCTCCGGGGGCTCTACTTCCACATCAACGGATGGTCCCGAATCCGGGATATCCACAATCAGTTCTTCTTGGTCGTTATCTGGCATGGTATCATTCCCATGTTAAAAATGCAGGATGTCTTCGGGATCCTGAATAACCGCAATGACCTCATCGTCATTTAAAACGCGTACTTCACCGCCGTCGATCTTAAAACGAGCGCCCGCGTAACGCCCAAAGATAATCCAGTCTTTTTCCCCGCACCACGCTCCGCTGGGGAATTTCTTCTTATCCGCGTAAGCCAGAGGCCCTACTTTTAGTACATAACCGCAAACAGTGGCTACGGATTCTCTGTCCACGACAGCATCCGGGAGTAGAACACCACCTTCGGTACGTCCCTTCCCCCGATAGGGAAGGATAAGAAGCCGCCAACCGGTAGGGGAAGGCAGCCTCTCAAACGTATTGATGTCTATCTTGCTGGGATCCAGGACGCGTTCTTCTGGCTTAACATAGGCCGGGTTTATGGACACTAGATTATCAGAGGTTTCAGACATTAATCCGCCTTTTCTAAGATTTCTCTCAACTCCTGACCTATATAGTCTAAAGACTCCACATTGCCAACAAGTTGTTTATACTCTTCATAGCTTGCTACCGTCCCAGCCGCCATCATCTCAGAAACACGGTCTCGGCGCTCTTGAATAGCTTTTAAAAGATGTTCCGCAAGAAGGATGCCGTCCATGGGGGCCTCTAATCAGATTACTTCAAAGGAGTGCAGGATCACGGTTTCTTCTCTGCCTTGGGAGCCACGGCCTTCTCATAATACACAATTATCTGTTTTTGCTGCTCAATAAATCGTTTTATCTCGGCCATGTTCAGAGCCAGCGTCTCGTAGTCCCTTACACTGATCGCATAAAACAACAAGTCGCCATTTTGCTTTACAAAACGCTGCTTGAACGCTGCGAATGTGTCCTCGGTCACGACGTAAAAATGCAAGTTCGACAGCTTCACAGGACGCGGCCTATTCTGCGTCGGTATCTTGCGTTCAATCTCGACCGTCTTGATCTCCAGCGGGAGAATCTTCTTGAAGCTGCTGCACCCGCTATTTAGTAGTAACAACAGGGGCAGCAGGAACAGCACCGGATATCTTTTCCAGCGATCTGAACAACTTCTTCGTTCCATTGTTGATCTTCTTTTCCACTAAACCCGGCTTCCGAAGGCTGAGTTTCGCCAGATTATGCTTGCGCAGCTTGCCAATCAAAACGTCCTTGTAAACATTTGCCTTGTCGAGCTTGGCCTGCAAGTCTTTCGTCAGCGCAGAGAACCGTTCACGATCTTCGATCATGGCATTGATCGTGGCGTCCTGCATCTGTTTGGCCGTCTCCAGCTTGGCGGTGTTCTCGGTCAAGACACGGATCCGCTCCTGACTATCTTTATAGTAATAGTAGGCTCCATAGACAGAGCCTCCTACAAGACCAAGGACGATTATCAACAGGTAAATCTTCAGCACC